GATGTGATTTTTCAGCAAAAAAAATCCAAATAATTTGGAACTTGTATTGATATATTTCGTATATTTATATGGAGGTTATCATGAAAGAGAGCGAAAAAAGCGAGAGAGTCAGGCGGGGTCCGGTGTTTCTGAGAAATGAATGGATGGGAACCGTTGTCCGCTCCATAGTCGGGAACAGCAAGGAATGGTTCTGCAAGTTCCCCGGAGAAAAGGAGTACAAGGTTCACCACTCGACTCAGATGGTGACCGACGCTTGGTTGGAGTGGGTTGAGATAACCAAAGAGGAGTATGACAAGTTCTAATCACAATACAGAAAGTTTAACCAAAAACCACTATCATGAAAAAAACACTTGTAACATTCGGGTCCTCGAAATTCAAAGAGATTCCCAGCTATGCAGTTTCGATGTTTTATGAGGCTATCGCTGATAAAGGCTGGACTGGAGTAACAATCGCACACGCTTACACCGAGGAGGTTAATAGCAAAAACAGCCATACTGAGATATGGTTCCGTAGACCCTCGGCTCCGAAAAAGTTCAAGGGCGGGATCACTTGGAGCATGGAGAAAATGGTCTGGACCTGTGACCATGCGAATGATTTTTCCTGTTCCAGTTCCAATTTCATCGACGAGCGGAGTGGCCGTTTCCCTGACTTTGAGAGGCCAGTCAAAAAAATGTATCTGGTTGAGTTCAGGGCGGGAGGATGGAACTCGGTCATGGCCTGTAATCAGAGAGAGGCTGAGACGCTGGCTCATGAGGCTTATGAGAAATATGGGATTAGAGAGGTCCGGCCACTGTCGAAAAAGGAATACGACATGATGGTTTACATGGACAATTAACTCCTCTCCCTCTCTCATTTCACAACGGCCTCCGGGCCGTTTTTTTTTGCATGATGAAAACTTTATGTTGATTTTATCCGTATAGATGTTTATATTTGCGTAATTGATTGCGTACTAAATAGCATCTATATGACTGAAACCAAAAAGGCTCCCGCAGCCAAAGGTAAGCCAGCAACAAAAAAACCGGCTGCAAAACCAGCAGCTAAGAAACCCGCTCCCAAACCCGCTCCAATAGAGGAGAAACCAGTTCCTCCCGTGGAGAAAAAACCAGAGGAGTCAAAATCAACACCGGTAACTGACAGCCCGCAGTCGGGCGGGGACCCAGAGAGGACCCCTGAGCCGGTAATGGGTGGTCCCGTGAAAATGGGAGCATCCATTTTTCCATTTGCACCTGCCGATCTGCCGAAAATGGTATTATGGGATAAGTCCAAATTGCCGAAAGGACTGGAGGTGGATAGCGGAAAAAAACGAGTGTTCCGTATTCATTTCGAGGGAACGATCCTGAACGAGCTGAATTTGCTCAACCATTACACAGCAGAACTGAGAAAGGCTTTCAAAGTGGCCTCGATGCCTAAATGGAAAGTCATTTTTTTAGTGAATGGAAAACGTTATGTATCAACATTATAAACTTAAATTATAACAGATGGACAAAGAACTCATACTGGCAGCACTGAAAAAAGCAGGTCTGTCAGAGGACTTGATCGACCAAATTACGGCTACAAGTGATGACGAGCTGGCCACTCAAATCGCAGCTCTCAAAGAGAAAGCTGCAAAGCCAACACTTGCCAGCATTTTAAAGGATGCTGGACTTGACGAGGACCTTGAAAAACAAATCAAGGCAACTGTCGGAGAAATGATTCAGAGTGAAACAGATCGACGGGTAACCGCAGCGATTGAAAAGGTAACTAAGAAAATGAGCAAGGGGAACCCGAATGAGGCCGACGATCCTAAGATTGGCGAACTCGAAAAAAAGATTGACGCACTTACTGAGGCATTGACAGGTCAACAGAAAAAAGCGGAACAGGACAGATTGCGAACACTCGCATCGGCAGCACTTGAAAAGAAAGGATTGCCGAAAACATGGGTGGGCCGGGTAACTGTTGAGAAAGAGGAGGAGATTGAATCCATGGTCACAACCTTGGAAAAGGAGTTTAACGAGATTAAACAGTCCACTGTGGATGAAGTTTTGAAACAACATCCGATTCCCGGATTGTCTCTGGGAACCACTGGAGATGTGACCAAGTCAAAAATCGAGCAATTTGCTAAAAACCTCGTTAACGAGGAAAAGCAGACGAACGTGGTGAAATTACCCGAATAATCATTTTAAAAAAAACAACAAAATGGGACTTCAAATAACTTCAACCTCCGGCACACAAGGCATGGAGGTGTTTCAGTCCAAAAATTTGGAGGATGTTCCCGGAGGGTTGACGCTGGATTCTGACATGAATTTCGAGACGGATCAAAACGTCCAGAAAGGAGAGTTATGCGTCTATGACGAGTCAACCAGACTGGTTACCTTTGCTAAACTGGCAACAGTTCACGCAAATACCAGTACCCCGCACACGTCCATCCAAGTGAAAAAAGGACATTGTCTCGCTGTGGGAGATATTATCTCCACCGGTGCCGACGGAGGCGAGGCATACGCAATTACGGCTGTGGACCAGACAACCAGTGAGGTCTATGACACACTGACCGTCGGGACCTCAATCGGTTCATTAACGGCTCTGGATGTTATCTGGCTGTCCACCGGAACGGGTGGAGCGACAGCAGGTGCAGCTCCGGAACCGAATGGTGTTCTGAAAAACGATGTGAAACCTTCCGCAAATGACGCTGTTTCCGTGGTGACACGTGGAACCGTTTATGAGCGTAGGTTGCCGGGTGTCTATGGCTATGGTAATGTGCCGACACAGCACAAAACTGCCTTGACCAGTCGCATCTTATTCTCTCAATCATACTAAGTTTAACCGATAAAATCTTACGACAATGGAAAGACAATCATTGCTTAAAGAAATCAATGTCGGTCAAAACTTACAGTATTTGATTGACAACACAGCTATGAGGTGGAGGCCGATATGGTGGCCGAACTTTTTTAGCTGGAGGAACACTACCTCGATCAACTATGAAACCATCATTGGCGACGCTGGGAACAGTGCTGCTGCCTCTGTGGTGTCCTATGATTCTGCAGCTCCGCTCAGGACCAGAAAGGCAATCCGTAAATTGACCGGGGAAATCCCTTCCATTAGGCAGAAATTCAGGATGACTGAAAAGGACCTGCAGGATTATTTTGCCATGCGTACAGGCTTAAATGCTGATGCCAACGCTATTCTCAACCTTATTTACAGGGATGTTCAGGCTTGTGGTGAGGCACCACACAAAAGGCTTGACATCATGGCTCTGGAGGCCCTTTCCACTGGAGAGATTACCCTCAGCACAACCACGAACCCTGATGGTATGGTCACCGAGGAGGCTGTTGACTTTGGTATGCCAACAGCGAACAAAAAATTCGCAACGGCAGTCTGGTCCACTGGAGGCTCAACCTCTTTACCCATTACCGACATACTGGCAGTGGTTGAGGCAGCAGAGGTCGACGGTGTTTTGCTGGACAGGATGTTCATGAGACGGTCAGTTTTCAACAACATGAGAGTCTGTGACGAGGTCAAGGACCATATCACAACTTTCTGGAGGATCGGTGGAACAGTGAACGAGGCCAATATCAACCTGAGCGTTATGAACTCATGGTTGCAGGCTGAGGGACTTCCACGGATCATTCTGGTGGATGCTCAGATTGATGTTGAAAAGGACGGTGTTACCTCCGCTTTCAACCCATGGGATGCTGACAACGTGTTGTTCGCTCCTGCAGGGATGTTCGGAGATATGCTGAACGCACCGATCATGGAGAGACTGGTTCCGGCCAGCCACGTGACCTATGCTGAGGCAAACAGGGTTCTGATCAAAAAATGGTCTGAGACTGATCCTCTCCACGAATACACAGCCTGTGAGTTGAACGCTTTCCCGTCATGGAAAAATGTTGACAAGTGTTATCTGTTCGATTCTGAGGCTACCAGCTAACCGGTAACCGGGATCACACTCTGATTTCATTATCATGGGACTGACACGCAAAGAGGCAATACTGGCACCGTTCGATTTTCCGGTTCCTGACAATCTGGTCGAAAAGGTCATGGTTGACAGGGAGCTGAAAGGGGACGCAAACTATGTGTTGGCAGATAAGGAAACGGTGGAACTCTGTACGGCTGACCTGTGTGGATTACTTGTGAAATATGCCTCTGAAAAGGAGGGAGAATTTGCAACAACATTCGACACAGGGAAAATGAAGGAGCTGAGGGCCGAAATACTTAACAAGTATGGAGAGGCCGACACCACAACTGGAGCTATCAATGCAAAAAGTGTCTGGTAATGCTTAAAAAACATCCACATAAAGCGATTATTCAGTGGTTCCCGGAGCCAACCGTGGACCCTGTAACTGGCATAAAAACGGACGGCCAGCCGGTGAAATACCCGGTTGAATGTTCGTTCCAGCCAGCAGGGAACTCTGAGTACAATTCCGTCAATGGGAACACCACCCTGAAATATGGGTACAAGGTTTTCATGGACCCGGTGGATTTCGCTATTCCGAAAAATGCTGAGATTATCTGGAATGATGTCAAAATGGACATCAGTCGAGTTGATCCATACCAAAAAGGAGTTGTATTATGGCTATGATACCCGGACATTTTCAAGGGGACATCGACGACGGACTCGACGGTAATGTTGAGGACATCCTTCAAAAAGAGGTCCAAGTGATGCAATATGTCGGGGAAAAATTCAATAACAACTGCAGAAATCTCCGGACATACAGAGATGTGACCGGAAACCTCCGCTCCTCCATTGGTTACGTGGTAGCCGTGGACGCAACAGTCGAGATTGAGGCCATAAACACGTCCGATAAGGCTGAGGGAATAAGCAGGGGTAAGGCCCTTGCTCATTCTCTGGCCACGGACAAAGGTGCAACGGTCCTGATCGGTGTGGCAGGAATGGAATACGGTGTGAATGTTGAGGCCCGTCAAAAGGATGTAATTACGGGTCCGAGTCTGATTGCAAAACAAGAGCTATCCGAATTACTCAAAGAGATATGAAAACGGTATTCGAGATAATCACAGAGATGTACGAACTCCTGAACGTCGATCAGGTTACTGATCTGCTTACTGATGGAATATTCAGAAATAAGCGAGGAGAGGAGAGTAAAGGCACCTGTATTGTCGTGGCACCATTAACGCACGTGAACCCTGAAAATGTGGTTAACGAGGGAGTGATGAATGTGAACATCCATGCTCCGAATCTCTCTGATAATACGGTCGATGAAACAACCCTGCAGACGATTGTCGAAAGGGTGGTTGCTTTGATCGAGGCTCATGTGGACACGGACAATTATCTCATTTTTGAATTTGAGGGTCAGAATGTGATTGCAGATGAAAGGGATCAAACCTTTGTCAACTTGCGAGTTAATTATTTTTGTGAACAGTAAAAAACTGCATATATTATGGCTACAAACGCACTTGTCGGAATCGACAAAATTGAATATGCGGACCCTGAAACCGATGGCAGTATGCCAACATCCATGACGGCAGAATTTGGTCAAATCGTTCCTGACTCAGTTATACTGACTTTTGACGAACCGGCCAAATCTGATATATTCGTGGAGGGACAGGACGCTCCCTATATTACTATCCCTGATGCAAACCGGGTAAGGTCATTGGCCTTTTCGGTCAGGGATATGCAGCCTGATACACTTGAATTGTTTTTCGGAGGTTCCGTTGCAACAAACAAGTGGTCAGCTCCGGTGTCGGAAACAGCAATATTTTACGCTTTGAAGGCAACTTCAAGGGTCTATGACACAACGTACTATGTTGTTGACATTCCGAAAGCACTGGTTCTCGCTTCTATGGACGGGAAAATGTATAAGACAGAAACAGCAGAGGTAAAAATCAACGCTCAGGTACAAGCTGTTGATAATGCTGGGACTCCTGTCAGCCCGATCCAAATAACCAAAACCAATTAAGGGGTGGAGGGCCGACCAGCCCTCTCCCTTTTTTTTAACCTATTAAAGCCCTATGGATAAGGCAGAGAGACGCAAGGTTGAACAGGCAGCTATAAAAACGGTATTGCAGGAGGGCATTGATTTTTTTGTGACGGTCAACAAACCGAATTACTTGCATAAAATCAAGGTACTCAAATCACAATACCATTTTAATATTAGGCCCTTGGTTTTGGGGACACTGATCAGGGTTTCGGACATCATGGTTGAAATGAATCTCCCTGAGACAGTGAGTAAAGATAACTGGATGACAACAGGGATCGGGTTAATGCAAAAGCAAACCGATAGACTGCTGGATATAGTTGCACTTGCGATTCACAATGATAAGGGTCCACCTAATAGGCGAATAAAACGCATTTTGAAAAACAATGCAACCCCGGAGGAGCTGTTGGCTCTGATTACCTATGTGATCACCCAAATGGACGTTTCGGGTTTTATGAAATCTATCATATCCGTAAAAGGAATGAGCCTAATAAAAGAGGAGGAGTCAATAGCCTCTGGAGCCTGATTGGTGGGATAAAAAAATACTTCCGTTTCACTTTGCATGAGATTTTGTGGGAGATTTCCTATGTCAATTTAATGATGTTCCTTGCGACCATCCCTAAATATGACAAAGAGGAGGAAAACCCGGAGGAACTTGATATTCAAGATTTCTATAAAATGATGACTCATGGCAATAAGAAAGGGTAACACCCTCTGGTGGAAAACGGGAATGGATAACACGGGCCTTAAAAAAGGGTCCGCACAAGCAAAAGGAATCCTCCGAACGATGTCCCAGCAGATCACTGGGATGGACCTTTTTGCCGGTGTCGGTGCAGCAGCCGTCCTTGCATTTGCGAAAGTATCGAAAGCAGCTTTTGCCATGGCCAAAGATTTCGATAAGGCCATGAGGGAGGTCCAGACAATCTCCGCAGCAGGACAGGCAAATTATGAGGGTATGATCAACTCTGTCCGGACCCTCGCCAAAGAGGTCCCAGAGGATGCTCAGGGCCTTGCAAAAGCCTTGTATCAGATCGTCTCAGCCGGTTATGACGGTGCGGAAGGAATGGTCCTGTTGGAAGTGGCTACCAAGGCAGCAGTGGCCGGTGTGACCGACACTATAACAGCAGCCGACGGATTGACCTCCGCAATGAACGCTTGGAAAATTTCTACAGACCGGGCGAACGAGGTTTCAGACATATTTTTCACTACTGTACGACTGGGTAAAACCACCTTTGCAGAGCTGTCAAATTCGATTGCTCTGGTTGCTCCATTGGCAGCATCATTCGGGGTGGAGCTGTATGAGGTAAATTCAGCAGTGGCAACCCTGACCAAGCAAGGGACACCGACGGCAGTGGCCATGACCCAAATAAGGCAAATCCTTGTCTCCCTGAATGAGCAATTCGGACAGGGTTGGAGGGAGACGATGACCTTTCAGGAGGCTGTCGAGGCACTTCGCAAAAAGGCAGACGACGCTGGAGTGTCCCTGAAAGAGTTTACCGGGAGGATTGAGGGAGCTGTCGGTGGACTGGGATTGACCGGTGACAATGCAGACATGGCAAGGGCCGATCTGGAGGAGTTTCGCAGATCACTGGGAGCGACTGCAGACGCATACGAACTCATGATGAAAGCTGCAGAGAACCAAATCAAGGTAATGAAATCTCGCTGGCATGATAAACTCCTCGAATACGGTACTAATCTGACCCGGATGTTTGGCAATTTGGCTTTTGCACTTAACTCAAAAGCCATGGTACGGGCCGTCAAAGAGGAACAATATGCCATAAATGGAGCGACATCAGCCATACTTGAACTGGAGGAGGGGACCAAAGAAAGGGAAAAGGCTTTGAATGATTTAAAGCTGGCTTATCCTGAATTTTTCGACGGCCTCGACACCGAGAACACCAAAAACGAAACCCTGATTGACATTTTAGAGCAAGTAAATGAAAAATACAGGGACCGCATAACCTTAACCGAACAGTTAAAGGACGAACGGGGAATTGAAAATAAGATAAGAAACCTGCAGGTCCTCCTCGAACAGACAAAGGAGGCCATGGTAAAATATGTGGTCGATTTGGGATTACCGGGAGGAACAATTGATCAAATGTATGAACAGTTACGTGGACTGTCGAAAAAGGACCTCAAAGAATTAGGTTTGGGACAATGGGAACGAGCCTTTTTTGAAACAACCCTGAATGATTTCGATGCCTACAATGACAGGATGGATGAATTACTCTCCAAACAGGGCGACATAAAATCCTATGGTATCGAATTAAAAAATGCCCTGCAAATTGACCCAACTGATCTGGGTGGAGTAACCGTTTCTCCGGAGGGAGCATTTTTATCAGAAACCTATGAGGCAGAGAAAAGGGCTTTGGAGGAACAAATAAAACTCAATCAGGAGGCTCTGGACGCTGAGGTTGAACGACTCGACGAGGCAGCGAAAGCCTATGAGGAGTGGGATAAAATCAAATCGACCTCCATGGCAGACGAGCTGCAATCGCATTATACCCTTTGGCTGAAAAAAGGAGATACCCTGAAAGCCTATTATAAACAGGCTTACATTGATGCTGAGGGTAACGCTGAACTCCAGTTCGAGATTGCGAAAAGGTTGGCGTTAATGGAATATGATGTCCAGCAGGAGAAACTGGAGGCACTGGAAAAACTTGAAAAGGAATATATAAAACGATCATACGATAGGTTAAAAGAGGCTTTCGAGAAACAGTTAACAGAGATTCAAAGGATGGTTGACAAATCATTCGGCCAGTTTGAGATTGATCTAATGAGGGAACTGGAGGGAGAGGACGACGAAATCATGGAGATTGCGAAAGCATACGAATACATGGGTGGAGTCATTTTCCGGACGGATAAGGAACAGGAGGATTTTCTGGATAGTATTGAGGACACAAAACAGGCAATGATCCAACTGATAGGCGGGATGTCCTTAATCTCCGGAGAGGCCGACACTGCAGCCAAAGCTGTCGATGGAATGGTTCAGGCTTTACTCTCAATCGCAGCATCCGGAGGGAGTATTATGGGCATAGTCAATGCAATCCTGATCATGACCAAGGCTGTTTTTGACCTGTTGAACGCATCCAAAAGGGCGAAAGAGGAGGCTCAGGAGCGGAGGGACGATTACATGATTGACAAACTGAGCCGGGACATTGACCTTTTCAATCGCAATCTGGAGGATCAGATCGAGCTGTTAAGTGAATTGAGAGGGACCAAATGGTACGATCAATATTGGGAGGAACTGCAGGAGGTTACCCTTGCTCAGACGAAATACAACAAAGAGCTGGGTCAGACATTCCTGTATTTAACCGCAGTGGACGCAAAGGGAAATAAAATCAAGGTTGACACGGAACTTTACAAAGGGAAATCTATCGAGGAGCAACGGCAATTCATCTATGATAATTACGACGCTCTGACAAAGGCTGAGAGAGAATCCTATCTGCAATACCTTGACGAAATCGAGAGGCTGCAGGAACAGGAACAGCTTTTGAGGGATCAATACAGGGGTCAGACCGTTGGGTTCAATGCTGATTTCATTACCGACGAGATTGTTTCCGCTTTCCAGAACGCTGAGGACGGTGTGGTCGATTTTGCAGCCACGTTCGAGGAGGTTATGAGAGAGGCCATGATGAACGTATGGAAACAGCGTTTCATCGAGGATCAGGTGACTGGGTTTTATGATAGCCTTTTCACTGCAATCGAATCGAAATCACCCACCGGGAGGGACCGCTCTCTGGAGATGTTCGGAGGCATTGACAGTATTGAAATGTCTGAGCTGAGGGACCAGTGGGAGGAGGTTATGGTGAACGCTCAGGAGGGCTGGGACGCATTTCAGCAGTTCTTTGACGAGACGATGCCCGGATATGAACCACCCGATAAGGAGGGCCTTGCCGGAGCCATTAAAGGGATCAGTGAGGACACGGCTCAGATTTTGGCCGGACAGATCACAGCTATCCGGTTCAACATCCTGCAAAATCAGGAGATAGCTGAGGACTCCCTTGCCTCCCTGCAAGCAATCGAGCAAAATACCAGCTACAATTATCTGCTTTACAATGTTTTTATGGAATTGGTGTCAATTAAAAATAGACTTGGAGGAGTGCGATAATGCAGAAAATATATATCGACGACACGGATGTTCTGACCTCATACGGGGTGTTTCTTATTCAAGAACAAGGACTTTTTGACCCTCTGGTCCCAAAGCATAAATATAAATTCGACTGGCCGGACGAGCATGGGATTCAGTATTCCCACACGGACAAACTGATGAAAGAGCGGAAATTCACGCTCAAACTCGGTATCAAATCGACCTCGAAAGCGGATTACAAAGAGGACATCCATACCTTTCTCGAACTGTTTTATGCTCCGGGCCTCCGGATGTTGAGATTGGCAGATATTGACAAGGTTTACATGGTCGATATAAATGCCAGTAAGCCGGTCCAGCGATTGACCCATTGGAATGATACGCTGATGGTCGCTGTTTTTTATCTGAACCTGATCGAGCCGGAGCCTATCAACCGGCAGTATTATTCCACCGGGACCTCTGTTCAGGTATCTCTGACCACGGATAACGACGAGCTGTTCACTATTTACTGGGGTGACGGGTCTGTCGATACGATCACAGAGGCAACCAGCCCGGTAACAAATTCGACTCTGGGAGCCGGGAAATACATTGTAATTGCTGGCCGAAAGGAAAATATTGCATCCTTGACAGTTTCAAACTCAACTGAGGTAACATGGTAGAGATTTATAGAGGAACATCGGTCGTTCAGATGGTCAAACCAAGCGAGGCCCGTTTATCCATGGGATTGAGTGGACAAAACGAGTTTATCGTTTCCTTTATTTTACCGTCGGCCTTTACGTTTGAGCTGGGAGACACCGTCCAAATCAAAGGAGAAACCTATTTCCTGAACAACCTCCCGGCTGTGATCAAGCAATCCGATCACTCATTCCAGTATCAATGTACGTTTGAGGCTGCTTACTATGACCTGACAAAAATTCAGTTCATGTATGAGGGCATGAACGAGTTTTATTTCAATGGCACCCTCTCCGACATCATGGATATTATGTTCGAGAATGTCCACCGGATTTACGGCTCCGGACACCTTGAACTGGGTTATGTGGAGGCGACAGAGTACAGGAACCTGTATTTTAAGAATCAGAACTGTATGCAGGTCCTCTATTCCATGATGGACGAGTTTGAAATGGAATACTATTTCGACCAGAATGAGCTGAACGTGGCCTCAACACTTGGAGAGGATTCCGGAGATACATTCAGGTACGGGAAAGGTCAGGGATTATATAAAATCACCCGTGAAAAGGTCGAGTCCAAAGATATAATTACCCGGCTGTGGGCTGTCGGGTCGGAGAGAAACATCCCATACGATTACAGGCCAGCCACAGGTGATACCCGGAACCTGCTTAAACGGTCCGGAGCTGTCGATCTGGTTGACGCTGTTGATATAAACGGGTACTGTGTCAAAACCTATGAGGGAGGAGGCCGGTGGAAATTCGACAACGTGGGAGCGGGGACATCCGCTATCCGGCTCTATGTGGACGAGACGCTGTTAACAGACAATGATCCATACTATGCCTCGATCTATACGGAACAGGCCACAGGTGTTTTTGGGATCAAGTGGTGTTATGGATCGACCGGGACCAGCCCGACCAGTGGGAACGGACGTTGTTATGCCTATGGCTCCGGGGTCTATGATTCGACATACCGGTACATGGAGATTCAAATTTCAGCCGGGAAAAGCGCAATCCTTTACGATGCTCAGATCGAGCATAACGAGCTGACAGCGTATGAGGGTGGGTACGCTCTAACAGGTGGACGGTTCACCCGGAGGCTCATGTTCGCAGCTCCCGGATCACACTATGTCGAGTCGAATGTCTCCACATACGGACTGGTCGAGGCCACAAAAACCTTTGACGACATTTATCCTCGATTTACGGGCCTTGTCACCTCAGTTGGCACTGCACTCCAGTTCTGCTGCAGTACGATGGATTTTGACGTTAATTCGTACCTCATTTCGGGTGTGGAGGCCACAGTTCATTTCAACACGGGGAATTGTGCCGGGTATGAGTTCACTCTGGACAAAAATGACGGTTATGTCCACACCGGAGGAGCCGTTGGTGAAAGACAGTTCACCATCATTCAGAATCAGGACCAGCAGGGATATGTCGTTCCGACAGATTCAGGAATCAGGCCAGCCGTCGGAGACGAGTTTGTGATCCTGCAAATCGAAATGCCCTCCAGCTATGTCACCGCAGCAGAGGGTGAATTGTATGACGCTGCAGTCGAATATATCGAACAGAACGACGAGCCACGGGTCAGATACACCATTGAGGTTGACCCTGAATATGCCAAAGAACACGCTCTGAGCTATGTGATTGGGGACGCTGTCACACTGGTTGACTCGGACATAAATGTCAACAGGCTTATTCGGATCACCAATATCGACTATGATCTGACAAGGGATGGAGCCATGAAACTGACTCTCTCGGAGGACCTTGAACCCACAATCATTCAGCGACTCTATGCGGAGGAGGAGCGGATTGACACAATCCTTTCCATGAACGACTTCAACCAAACGGACATGATGGTTGGTTACAGGTCGATTCTGGAAATGCAGCACCTTATTTTCGATGGGACCGGCTATTTCGATCCGGAGAACATTAAACCGCTCTCGATTGAAACCCTCATGCTGACCGTGGGGTCCAAATGGTACGCTTTCACGCTGGAATGTACCATGGATGCGAACTACAACGGGACGGACACCGGATTCTCTGCCTCTGCCGGGAGGCTGATCCATTTCACCATTGACGAAACCGGTCCTGTCACATGGACCCTGAACGCAAACGTCCAGACCGGGCTGACCGCAGGACAGGCATATTACATTTATGCTTACTGCCACAAAACGAATTACACCGACGCAACCAACATGGTTCTGGTCGATACCGCTCAGAGGGATGTGGACGGGACGACGCACTGGAATTTCATGGTCGGGGTTTTGCACTCCTCAGCCAATGGCTACAGGGACATCTCCCTCTCCTATGGGATGACACAGATCAATGGTGGGTTCATTACCACCGGTAAAATCGAATCCATCGACGGGAACACCTATTTCGACCTGAACAATTCAACTATCGGAGGAGCAATCACATTCGAGTCTGGGTCCAGTGGATATACAAATATTTCCGATATTCCGACCTCGCTGGAGGAGATCAATAGTGACGAATATGACAAGTATGAGGAGAGGGTCAAAGTATGGGACCAGACTACGGAGCCGACAACAGGTATGCAGGTGGGTGACCTTTGGGTTGACGACGACGACATTGTCCACTACTATACAGGGTCCGGGTGGATAGCTGCAACGGTGATTGATGCACTGGAGGCATACCTGACCGCAGCCATGGGAAAAACGGTCTATCGGCAGACCACAGCTCCGACCTCTGGAATGGTTGAGGGTGATGTCTGGATCGACTCGGATGACAATGACAAGGTCTATGTCTATTATGACGGGTCATGGACCGAAACGAATAATGCGGAGGCCCTTGCTGCTGCAGCATTGGCAGACCTGAAAGTTCAAACCTTTTACCAGACCACAGAACCGACGACCGGAATGGATATTGGTGATTTCTGGGTGGACACGGATGGTCTGACTTATATGTGGACCGGATCACAATGGATCAGCCTGACCAGTCAGGACGCTATCGACGCACTCTCGGACGCTGCCGATGCTCAGGCAACAGCCGACGGTAAAATCACAGCTTTCTATCAGGATTATGAGCCGACGACCGGAATGGACGAGGGTGATATTTGGTTTGAGACGCTGGGAGGAGCGAACAGGATTTATGTTTACGACACCGGAGCATGGGTGGAGAGTCCTGACTCTCAGATTGCAGAGGCTATCAATGCAGCTCAGGACGCTCAGACGACAGCCGACGGGAAAGCCATTGTTTTCTATGATGGGACAGAGCCTACAACGGGAATGTCTGAGGGAGATATTTGGATCGACACAGGGAACGACAACACGGCCTATGTTTATTCCGGGGCTGCATGGGTCCTCTATACAGTTAATGACGCTTTACAGGCTCTCGCTGATGCTGCAGACGCTCAGGCGACGGCAGATGGGAAAGTGACCACCTTTGTCCAGAGTTATACCTCTGAGGGCTATCCCACGGCTGAGGGAGTGGGTGATCTGTGGTACAATACAGACACCGGGAAAATTCACCGGTGGGATGGTGTTGACTGGGACCTCGATGTGGCCGATGTCACTCAGACGATCATAGATGGTGGGCTGGTCACCACTGGCCGTCTGGTTGTTCAAAATGACACCACACAACAGGGAGGGATCAGTGGAACGACCAGCTCTGGGACCACAGATATTGGTTTATGGCTGGGGTCTACATACGCAAACAGGGCAACAGCTCCTTTCAGGGTCGATCATGGTGGAAATGCGACCATGACCAGCGCAACCCTGCAGAGTTCAGGTGGATCAACCCAGCGAATTGTTATTGATTCGTCAAATAATAACATGACGTTTTACAATTCAACCAATGATGCTGTTATCACTATTGACGACAATGTTATTTACAGTAAACCCGGAATGTTGGTTGAGGATGGGATAATTGGAATGACTGATTCTAATAGTAACGTTGCAGCAATGACAGCAGCCACAATCACTGTTGTCAGGGATGGTGGAACGGCAACATATTCAATTTTGGGACAGGTCACCAAAGATTCAAGCGGAACAGAAAGGGCTGTTTACGGTTATACCAATCCATCGACCGGGACAGGTAGTTATTATGCTGGATATTTCACCGCAACCGGCTCCACTCCAGCCTTGAATGTTGGAGTCTATGCTGCAGCGAGTGGAGCAACTACAAATTGGGCTATTCATGGTAATGGACCTGTTAAGCTGGAGGGAATCACCAATGCAAGTGAGACATCAGCCCTGTATTATAATACCACCACAAAGGAGGTTTCGTATGGATCGGTCAGCTCCGGCCTGACTTCACCACTGACCACAAAGGGAGATATTTGGGTTTATTCAACAGCCGACACACGGTTACCCATTGGCTCAGATGGTGAGATATTGTCTGCAGATTCATCAGAAACAACCGGATTGAAATGGATCACACCGTCGGGAGGAGGATTGTCATGGTCCGGAACGAACGCAAATGGAGTGGCTACATACGGCAGCTCCTCGACGGTCGTCTCAGAGGACAATCTTGAATTTAACGGATATGACCTGATGGTGGGGACTCCGACATCTCCATATTTCTCATATACCCATGAGATTGTCGTTGGATCGGCCAGCTCAACCTCAACAGGCTGGATCGAGGTGGTCGGGTATCAAATATCAGACACGACGGTTGGAGGGATTTCGTGGCATAATGCTGCAGCAGCGCAAACCAATAAAATGATTGCCTCTATTGAGGTAGAACGGTACAATGATAACGACCGGGGCAAAATGACTATTGCTGTTTCTGCAGACGATGGGACGATGGACGATGTCTGGACAGTTTACAACAATACCCATCAGTGGCATATCAATGGAACGACTGAACTGGTTCTGACAGGTGCTTCACTTTATCCCAATACAACGCTCGGATTGAGCCTTGGAGCAAGTGGAAACAGGTACGACAATATTTACGGTGACGACATTGACCTTTCCGGTGGTGCGACGCTGGGTGATCTGGCAGGGACCGGATCGAGGATGGTTGTTGCAGATGCGTCCGGGACCCTTTCAGCTACAACAATTCCAAGCGGATCGGTAACCTCAATCACTTCCGGTGCCGGGATGAACTTCACTGAGATTACCACGTCCGGGTCAATCGTCATGGGAACACCCTCGACGCTGACAGCAGCGACCACGAACTCAGCCTCCGGGACCACCCATACCCATGCCATAACCGGGTTTGCAGCTATCTCAGGCAGTCCGACGACCTATGACCTTGCCTATTGGGATAGTGGAACCACAATAGCCGATTCAGGAGGAGCTGCTTTTTATACTCCGGCCAGTGGGTTGATCACCGTCCTGAACTTCTATGCCACAGGGACGGCAAAATTCACCGCTCTGACAGGTTCGGCTGATCACCTTGTCAAAGCAAATGCGACCGGTGAGATGGGTTCAGGAAACCTGACAGGAGATGTTTCGACATCCGGGTTGACGGTTACTGCTGCTAATGCTCTGATCACAGGGAAAACCAATATCACCGCTCTGGCAGCGACGGACGAATTTCTGATTTACGACGCATCAGAGACGGGTCTGAGGGCTATCAATGCTCAATATATCGCTGATTACTGTCAGGGGTCATATATCACAGGTTCGGGAACATCAGGCTTTCTGACCATTTGGAATGGTACAGACTCAGTGACTCAGACAGAACTTGGTGGAGATATTACCTCCAGTGGGTCCACCTGTACGGCTGCAGTCGCACTGATCACAGGAAAAACGAATGTGACCAGTCTCCAAAGCACAGATGAATTTCTGATCAATGACGTTTCAACTGCAGCCCTTGGTAGGATCGACCTGTCTGTCCTGACATCTTATATGCAGAGCAATCTGTCATTCGGTACTGGAACGATCACCGGATCGGGAACGACGAGTCAAGTTGCTTATTTTACAGACACAACCGTTCTCTCCTCCGGGACTCTGGGTGGGGACATTACCTCCAGTGGACTGACCTGTACGCTGGCCGCACTTGCAATCACAGGAAAAACAGCCATGACCTCCGGACTTGTATCAACCGACGAGCTGCTGGTATCGAATGGAGGAGTCCTGAACAGGATGGATATTTCAGTCATTCAGTCGTATATGCAATCGAACCTGACATTCGGAACTGGGACGATTACAGGGAGTGGGACCTCTCCTCAACTGGCTTATTTCACAACGTCCTCCAATTTAACCTCCGGGAATCTGACCGGTGACGTTACCAGTACAGGGACCTCGACAACCATTACATCTGGAGCGATTGATTCGGGTATGTGTTCCTCAACATTTGTTACTGGATTCGCAGCGATTGGCTCCATTGCATCAGCCGACAGTTTTATCATACATGATTCAGGAGTGGGAATCAGAGAGGCTACAATTACCCAGCTCCAGACTTATATGCAGTCAAACCTATCGTTTGGAACCGGAACGGTGACCGGAACCGGATCGAGTGGTTATATCGCTCAATGGTCAGGAACCAGCTCTTTGACATACGCATCGGAGATTCAGGTTGACTATCCCTCAGCAGGAAATGTGAGGCTCAATACCAATAATCTCAGGGTCGATCACCTTGCCGGATCAAGTACGATTCTCTATACAAACACAAGCGGAGATATTGCTAAATACAGTAATGTTACGGTCGGTGGAACATACAATTTATATGTGTCCGGGACTATTTATGCCACTGGAAATATTTATGCTTATTCCGACATCAGGGGTAAAAATGTGCTGGGAGAGATTGGGCCGGTCCTGCCAAAATATAGACATCTCGACACATTCATTTATGAACTGAAATCTGATCCGGAGGCTGGAGCAAGTTATGGTATGTCGGCTCAGGCTCTCGGAGAGGTTTTCCCTCATGCCATTGATTATGATAAGGAAAAGGATCAATTTGGAATAAAATTAAACGCTCTGGCAGCTCTGAACACGTCTGCAATCAAGGAACTGGAGGAGGAGAACACTTTACTCTGGGAAAAAATGGCTGAACTGGAAAATAAACTCAATAAATTACTGACCTGATGTTACCTGAAAGCGGAGAAATATCGGCACTGGACGGATATGAGGAGCTGGGAGGAACGGGGACTCCAAGTGGTTCTCAGGACTGGGAAACATTTGGTCTTATTTTCGAGAATAGTTCACCGTACAACTGTAATCAGTGGCATGGAGCGGATTATGACTGGCTGGTGGTAGGGAACGCATATCTGGAGGTTATCAGTTATTCGATTCAGGGGACTCCACCAACTGATTACCCACGTTTCACCGTGGACAATCATTCCCAGACGAACACCCAGAGCGAAACGCTGTATTATAAGTTCATGTATATGGGTAGCCCGACTCATACCGGAAGTGTGGCAACCGGAACGGTGTCCATAAATTCAACGAAAGTAGTGGACGGGTCAGGACCGTTTTACAGTGTTCCCTATGATCAGGTTTTGGTTAGTTACGACAATTCACACTGGATAGATATTTATTAAATGAGACACATTGTACTATTAGCACCCTCTCGGAGTGGCCACAACTGGACGGCCAAAATGCTCCGCTCATGGATTGGGAAGGACGAAAAAGTTCATCAGTTTGAGGCTGTGGAGCCTAAATTATATGATGCCCGTGTCAGACATCGGGTGTTCAGAGGACTCCCGCCAAATGAGAGAGACGAGGTCATTGCCTTTATTCAGGTCAGGGACTATCTGAATTTCACTGCCTCATGGACCAAGTATATGATTGGCCGTGGGAACGCACACCACGAAAAGGGAGTCATTAAGCTGTACGACGTGTGGATGGAAATTTGCAAAGAGGCTTTCAATGAGACGAATTATGTTGGGACAAAATATACCCTTTTGTATGATCAGTTCGTACAAAGTATGGAATATCGGAAAGGGATTTGTCTGTTGATCAATGGAGATTACAATGAGCGGACCCTCGATGTGGTTCCCAATGGAGGGGCTGGGAGTTCGTTCGACGGGTATAAATATCAGGACAACGGGAGGCAAATGGATGTCTTGAACCGGTGGAAATGGTTTCTGACTGAGGAGGGATCATATTATCAGAGATACCTGCAGTCAAAGCCGGAGGTTCTGGAATATTACATGGAACACTTTGATTTGAATGAGGCACAATCAAATTTTGTAAAAGAGTTATTGAAATGATCAAAATAGCAGGAATGTGGGAACGAACATGGAACGCTCCACTGATGGAAGTGAACGTATGGGAATTGCTTGCAAGGGAGTTCCTTGTCGATCAGTTTTACATGGTCCCTGTGTCCGGTATTTTGAATCAATACCTCTCCGAAAAGCAAACCATGTGTGATGTCATTGAGGAAAATAAGGATTTAACCGTTATATTTCTGCATGAAAATGGAGATGTTGCACTGGACGATTTTGTCCATCCTGAAAATGCTCTGTACCTATTTGGGAAAAGCGGGGTGAACTTAAATTCGTTATTGAGGGAGGGGCTTGATATATCATTGAAAATTGAGACTCCCAGAGACTCCGGACTCATGCAAGGGATTCACACGGCCTCGATTGTTTTATACGATAGATTCAAAAAATCATGGCAGTAAGTATCACACCATCCGAGACAATGACCGAATTATGGGATGCCGATTCTATAATTAGTTGGACAGGTATGACTTCCGATACGTTCGCAGGGTTCCAGAGGGAGGGAACGAACTGCAATGGTATTGTTGTTTCCAATGCGACCGTTCAGGGTTATATTACTGTCACTTCATTCGATTCCACAGCCAGAAAAATCTATATATGGATGTCGCCAAGGGGTCAGATGGACACTATTGCAAATGGAGGGGTGCGGATTCTGATTGGTGATGGTACGAATAGGATGGCCTATTATGTTGGTGGGAGCGATTATATCCCTGCTTTCAATGTGTTGGGGTGGACCTGTTATATGCTCGATGCCAACAATCTCCCGTCCGGGAAAGCAACCGTCGCAGGTAGTGAGGGATCAATGAGCTGGACGGCTATCACTCAGGTTGGTGTGGGATTCAAAACGCTGGCCAAATCGCTCGGAGGCACAGAAAACTGCTTTGTGGATATAGCCCGTCATGGGACAGGACTGAATATTAAAGGAGGAACATCCGGTGACCCAGGAATCTGGGCTGAGATCGCTGCCGACGATGGTAGCACTTCTGCCTCCAAAGCCTATGGAGTTGTGATGGAATACCAACCGGGAGTTTATGGTGTTCAGGGAGATATAAATTTCGGTGACAACACAGGTACAACCACGACATATTTTAAGGATTCTGGAGCGACAGTTGTGTTTATGGATTCTGGAGCTGCCGGTTATAATATGACAGCCGTCGGTAATTCGACAGGCACAAATACATTTATTGACGGTGTGGCTGTTGGGAGTGGAGATACCATAACCGGTCGAGCGGGTTCAACTTATCTCAGTGCAGGGCCACAGGTGACAATGAATTTAAGTGATTCAAATGTTGACGCTCTGACATTGTATGGAACGAAATTCGTGGGAATTGATCAGGGAATAACATTCGGATCAGATACGAGTCATGTGCTGGCAGGAGTGACCTTTCAGGCTTGTGGTCAGGTGGATATAGGGGCCGTGGTCGCAAGGAATTGCACGTGGGCTGAGACTATTGCTACAGATGCCTCTCTGGTGTGGAACAGCTCAATCGACATTGTGAACTGTAAATTCATAGCCAACACAACGGGAGCTGCTGTCGAACATACCTCTGCAACAGGCAGTCCTTTCACATATTCAAACCTGACATTTTCCGGAAACACATACGATGTTAATAACACGTCTGGTTCCACAATCACAGTGACCTTGTCAGGTATATCAGATGCCAGTTCATACACCGGAACGTTAGTTAATTTTCAGGGGTCTGCAACACTTTCTCTGACCGTTAAGGACGAGGAGGGGGACCCTGTCGGGACTGCCTATGCTTATATTGACGACGATAATATTACACCTTTTATAATGAACACCACCACGAACGCAACAACGGGAATCGCTTCGACCGCTTGGACGGGTGGTGCAGTAGCAGGAGCAACATGGAGGGTTAGGAAATATGGGTACAAACCATGGAGAGCAACAGCCGACGTTCCGGCCTCCGGGACCAAGGATATTCCGGTTACACTCATAACTGATCCGCAACAAACATAAATTTAAAAACTCTATTCTCATGGCTTTTAACAGTGCAGATTGGTCGATTGATTACGATGCCAAAACGGTCACGAACGATGACTCCGGCACCGGTGACAACGTACCTGCAGTTTACGGGGACGACACTTATGTCGGTCCCGTTATCGACTTTTTTCAATGGCTGGCCACAACATTTGCCGTCACAGCGCAAATGGACGATGACTATGCCATTCAGTCGGACACTCCGACAGTGTATAAATGGCTCAATGGCTGGACATTCGGACACGCTGATGACTATAAATACCTGAAAGGAGGATCAATCGAGGACCCATCAGGATCAGGAACCTCGACAGCCGACAGCCTTTGGGCTAACCTCTATTCTATCGGTACTCAGACCAGTGGGACCCAGCTTTACATGATTCAGAACGACGCTGAGGTGACCCCTTGGTGGATCACTGGAAACATTGACATTCTGGTACTGGTTAAGGACACCGGCTCATGGATTCAGTCGGAGGACACCACCGGAACACCCACCAATGGAGGACTCTGGATGTATGCCCGTGAATACGGGGACCTGTACGACCATAACTTTGTTGACCTCTCCGGAGGTGGTCGGAACCCTGTCGGTATCAACACGGCTGTTGACCCCGGCTTGAAGGAAAAAGAGGAACTTTATATCACCGTTTCAGGTGTAAGTGGAACCTTTACTCCTTTGAGTTTCGTAACTGATACGACAACCGGTGCTGTTGGTAAAATCCGGAGAGTGGTCGGATCGAATATTTATGTAACCGGAGTCAGAGGAGGAGACTTTACAGGCACCAACACCCTGCAGGAATACAGTGACAGGGAACTCCAGTCTGCAGGTGACGCAAGCGCAACCATTACCAGCACCACGGCCATTGTGACGGCTTACACTCCTACAGTTGCGTTCGGGACCTATTCATACGACCTGAACAACGGAAACGGCTCTCAGCCTTATGACGCTCAGATCGACTGCAACGCTCATACCATGGCCGAGACATACGCTTGGACAAAGTATGTCACCCGTTACGGAACAGCCGAAACGATCAATGGAGACTCAGGACAGGAATATCGTTCCTGTGACGAGGGGACCTATCCTGAAATCAAAACAGCTCCTTTCGGAACGCTGGCCGGGACGACTTTCTATGGTGGTCAGGGTGTTTGGGTTCTGGATTATGCCTCTGCTGACTTTGTACTGATCGACGCAAATGGTGTTGAACAGGCTCCTCCGAACTATCAGAAAGTGATCTGTTCACACGCTGACCTGAAAGGTGATGTTTCCGGAGACGGCTCTGTGACCATTTATGTTGCTGAGATTTCCGGAAGTGCCATTATCAAGGATCAATATACGATCGACGCAGTGACCACGACCACAATTCAGGCGACTGCCTCAATCAACATTAATAAGACTCCTCAGTCCGGTGTGTTGAGGATCGGAGATACCCGGTATGATTACACTGCTTTCAGTGGTGACACTTTTACGGGTGTTTCTCCTGATCCAACAGGTGAGACTGGAGACTTTTATGTTCCACTGCTCGATCTGGAGGCTGCAGATGTGGATGCGACAACCAAACAGTCGGACAACATCATTTATGGATCGGCTTTCGATGTGAGGACGGTGGTCCGGAGATATGGGACAAAGCCATATTCCGTGGACACTCAATTCACGTCTGCCGGTCTGTCGTTCAGTCCGATTATAACCGATGACCCACAGGCTACCTGATAATGGATAAGTCTGAGAGAATAGGGCAACTTTATGCTGGTCAGAGGTGGATTTCCCTGAACGGGAATTTCACCGCTGACGAGCTGAGGTTGATAGCTCAACAGGTAGAGGAATCATATCAAAAAGCTGTGAAAAATGGCAGTAAGAAATGATATAACGTTCGACTGGGACTCCAGTCCGAGAATCATAACAGTGGATTCACCCAGCATTGAGATAAGTATGCAGGACCTTTATGACACCTGTAGAGATGCTGAAATTGATCAATTGGACGAGGACTCAATCATTTCAGGAGCCGGAAAGGAACCACTGGGAGGAGGGGTGACGGTTGGATTGACTATAATTCTGTTAAATGCTCAACTTGCTTTTGAGGCCAGAACAGGACCGTCGTTTATTATCTGTAACGCAAGTGGAGGGAACCTTGTGGCAGTGGATTCAGACGGGGACCCGATGGTTCCCATCTACCCTACAGCTTATACAACGGTCGTCCTTGCTCAAAGCACGTCGGCAACACTGATTCAGCAGGACGCATTGGTCGAAACACTTAAAATGGTTGCGAACAAGGTTACAAAATCAGGTGATGTGATTACAGTATATGAGGATGACGAGGTTACTCCATTTAGACAATATAACCTTGCAAACGGTGAACGAATACCATTATGATTCTCTTTGTAAATAGCAACTCCGGAATCCTATTCATTCCACTTTACACCGGTGGAGGGAATAAGATTTATGGCTCCGGGACGGTGGTCACCATGACGACTGTGGATGGGGTTGTTATTGGTTATGGGAGGATGACCGGGAACGCTTTCGGGTATTCAACAACCTCAGCAACATGGAGGGCTGTTGGTAGAATCCTTGGAAGTATTGCAGGGTCCAGCACATTATCGGCTACATGGAGAGCCGTGGCGAAAATCTCAGGAGCCGTTCACACCTTTACAACGGTGACGGGAGAAATGAATACTAAAATCACCATAATTTTCCTCCGGATCGAGTCGTTCGTTAAGAAAATACTTAAAATTGATTCACCATGTTAGAATCTTTGAGAATAGAGTCATTGGTGACAATGGAACAGCAGTGCGATAGTGCCGTGACGGTGTCCATCCGGCAGGAGAGCTGGGTGACCATGTTCCTGCAGAGGGTCAGCTCCCTTTTGCAGCATATTCGACTAACAAGTAAATTGAAATGATATGGGAAAAATATTCAAAGGGCAAACAGCCCTGAAAATCGAGGTTCTGACAGGAACGGACCTGACACTGGCAACCGATCAGGAAATCAAGTTCATAAAACCGAGCGGAGCAACCGGGTCCTTTGCTGCAACCGTGTCTGATGCCACTGGAGGGATCATTTACTATGACGTGGACAGTGCGGACGATCTGGACCAGTCCGGTGAATGGACGTTTTGGGCTTACATAACATTCCCCTCCGGGGTCGTTCCGGGAGAGGCAAGTAAAGTTGAAATCTATGAGGAGGGAGATATATCATGAGTACAACATACATAGCAACAGCAGACCCGACAGTGGTCATTAAGCAGGATCAGGCCGACATCGACCTGACCGCACTCATTCAGCAATACCAATCGCTGAAACAGGAATATTTGAGCCTCCCGGATTATAACAAAACAATCCCGGATCAGGAGACACTGGATTTCTGGAACACGGAAATGTCAATCATGTGGGATAGTCAGGCGCAGGTGATCAAAACAGCAGCAGCCATTTTGCTTTCAAAGGTGCAACCTATTTACGATGCTGGCCTGTTGCCGGTCCAGTATGAGGATGACTATAACTTATTAGTGAATTTTGTTAACAGTTAAAAATTAGAGAAATGAGTAAGACAAACACGTTTGAAACAGACTTTTTGGAGCTGGTATTCAACAACACCACCGTATCAGGGATCGGTTCTGATGGACTGAGGGGCAGTACAACTGCTGGGAGTCTTTATGTGGCACTCTTTGAGAGTGATCCGACTGACTCTGGAACGGTAACAGGAGAGTGTGATTACACAGGGTATGCGAGGGTCGCAGTTGCAAGGACCTCCGGAGGATGGACCGTATCAGGTGATACCTGTACGAACACCGCAGCAGTGACATTCGGTGAATGTACTGTGGGGTCGAACACCGCAACCCACTTTGGAATTTGCAAGGCCGGGACCGCAAGCGTTCAGGACCTTATTTTCCATGGTGCTTTGGACAGCTCTCTGGCTATTTCTGTTGGGATCATTCCTGAGTTCATTATTGGAGCCATTGAGGTAACAGAGGACTAATCCAATGGCCTTAATTCATCGGTGGACGTTTAACGGTCACTGGAGGGACGATATTGGAAATAAGGAGGCGTACCCGTTATCGGGTGCAAAACTTAATCTCCAACAGTCGTCGATCTATGGCCCGTATATGCTGGACGCAAACAATTCGTCCGGTGATGGTGCTTATACGGATTCGTTAACGCTTACCGATGAATTTACTATTTCCTTTTGGGTCAGGAAGGATAGCTGGAGTACGTGGAGGTATCTGGTCGGGAACGCTGATTATGATACGGATGGATTCGCTATTATGGTGGATTCAACCAATAAGATCAGGTTCACGTCCGACAATGGAACCACGCTCTACCAAGCAATCTCCGACACGGTGACCCTTGACACCACTGAGTCAAATCATATAGTTGTTACGTGTGATCGTTCAACAGGAGACAACGTTAAAATCTATGTTAATGGAGAGGACGTTTCCAATACGGACGACGATTGTGCGACGGATTTCAACCTGACAGGACCTCTCTATTTTACACAGGGTCCGGGACCAAGCAGTCAGCTTTACGGCTACATGGACGACATTCAGATTTATGACGAGGTTCTGAGTTCATCGGAATGTCTCTGGCTGTACTACAACCCCGGAGGGTATGTCGGAGAGGTAATTACCGAAATTATTCCAATTTATCGCTGGAGATGGGAATATCATGCACCACCGGGATCGGGATATTACTATAACGATTATATCAGCTATGTTCCGGGGTATGTAGGAGGCAGTGCGACACAAAACTCGACGTATGAGGTTGAGGGAGAGAGATGTCTCAGCACCAATGCTGCAAACTCGTTTTTTCAAACCAACAGGCAGATCGGGCTGAGGGGTGGAAAGTTCTCGGTCGGACTTTGGTGGAAAGTTTTCGGTGGTTCGGGTAAACATACAATGGTTGGGAATCTGGACAGCATGGGAGATAATGCTGGGTGGAGGATCAATTACGACTATGCGAATACCCGGATCGAGGTAATGACCTCAGATGGAACGAACACGTCGTATGCCTATTCGGACGCTCCGACCTATGTCTCAGGAACAGCATATCATTTCGGAGTTTCCTTTGATCGGGATTCCGGTACGGTGGAGATATTTCAGGACGGGGTTGATATAACTTCCACGGACGACGATTGCGAAACCGATTTTCCGGTTAATGGAGACATCCGGGCCGGTCTGGACTTTGATTCCGGAGGAGACGCTTACGGGTATCAGGACGACCTTGTTATTTTCTCAGGTTATCTGGATGCGACGGCTTGGACTTATATGGCTGATAACTCCGGCCATATCTGGCTGCAGGAATTTCAGGAGGACAGATACCTTCTTGGTCACTGGACGCTGGAAAATAGCTGGGAGGATGTTGCAAATGGACTTGCAATGCTCGATCTGGCCGATGCTGGAGCGACCTTTGTTGACGATACCACATACAACATTCCGTTTGGGACGTATGCTCTGGATTTGGACGGAACCAATCAGAGTGTTCAATTAACTCATTTACCATTGAAAATGACAAACTGGTCATTTTCGTTTTGGGTTTATTTCGACACTCTTTCCACGGGGACATTCCAGCATATTTTCGGGTCGTATGGGTTTGAGGATTCGATGTTCAATGGCACGACCTATGATGGTGGTATCTGGATCACCTGTTACGATCCGAGCGACCTCCTGCAAGTTAGGTTGTATTACACTGTTGATAGCTATTACACTTGTAATACAGCATCTTCCGCTATTTCAGTAAGCACGTGGTATCATGTGGTTGTTACATACGATCATTCGGCAGAGGAGACAAAGATTTATCTGAATGGATCGAACGCAACCAGTTCAGACAACACGGGGAGTGAATACATAAAAGCAGCCTCTCAGTTTCAGATCGGCTCCCGGTGGTACGGTATCAATTACCGGATGAACGGGAAACTCAAAGATATTCAGATTTACAACGTTACCCTTGACTCCACAGAGGTCAGTTGGTTATATAACAATCCGGGGGAGGAGATTTCATATACGACCACCATTTACGGGACCGGAACAATAACCTCAGACTCGACCGTTACGGGTGCCTTGACCGGGAGAGGGTCTGTTTCCGGGACTATCTCAACAGATTCGACGGTCATCGGTGATTTATCCGGTACGGGGTCTATCTCCGGCACCGTCTCCACGGATTCGACCGTAACCGGTGATCTGACAATCGACACATGGAGGAAATTCATATCCGGAACGATTACAGCCAGTTCCAGCACCACCGCACACCTTTCGGGCTATGGACTGATCAAGGGTACTTATACGATTTATAACTGGACAACCGCATCCGCACACCTTTCGGGCTATGGACTGATCAAGGGTACTTATACGATTTATAACTGGACAACCGCATCCGGAGACATAGTTGGCTATGCTCATATTTCCGGAACCAGCTCCGGCAGTTCAGCCCTAACCGGAATACTGACCAGCTCCGCAGTGAGTGGGACAATCACCACGGGGACGACCACAACAGCACACCTGTCCGGGTTCGGGTTGATAACGGGGAGCATTTTAACCGATTCGACCGTCACCGGTGATCTGGCCGGGACTGGCAGTATATCCGGAGCCGTGACCACTGATTCAACCGTCACCGCTCATTTATCAACATACAATCCTATTTCGGGGACCATCAGCACCGGGTCAACTGTTACTGGTAGCTGTCTTAATGGTGCCTCGATAGTCGGACAAATATTTACCAGCTCGACAGTTTCCGGTGCCATAGTCGGGAAAACTGAGCTGACTGTAGCCGTCTCAACCAGCTCGACAGTGAGTGGTGATTTGAAGGGATCGACCGAGCTGGAAGGGACGGTCTATGGGACCAGTACAGTGACGGGTGTAATTGTTGGCCATGGCTACCTGACAACCACAGTGACGACCGGCAGCACTATCACAGGTGACCTGAGAGGATCGGTCCAGCTCTCCGGATCAATCACAGGGTCCTCAACCGTCTCTGCCGATCTGTCCAGCCGGACATCCATCCATGGGACCATCGACGGGTCCAGTGTGATCACCGGCCATTTGGTCGGGACCGCTCAGATCAATGGAACGGCAGACGGCAGCTCCTTTGTGACGGCCTATGTAGGGACCGGGGTCCATAAAGAATACATTTGGGGAACCATTTACGGGTCCAGTACCGTCACGGGTGAATCTTTGAGGAGTTGGAGGCATGGGAGCGGGACAATAACAACCTCCTCCACCCTCTCCGGACACCTACAGGCCACTGTTCCTATCTCCGGGACCATAATCACAGGAACGACGATTTCGGTCAATGGTGTAACGAAAAAGTACGGTTCTGGAACGATTTCAGGTGTTTCTGGAACATCCGGACACCTTTCCGGGCATTACAGACATCTCTCCGGATCAACTTCCGGCAGCACGTCACAGGCAGGGGACATCATTGGTCGTGGAGAGATTTCCGTGGAGGTATCAACCTCAACCACCCTGTCGGGTGATCTGAGCGGGGTCGGTTCTATTTCTGGGGTGATCACCACAGGGTCAATAGTGTCGGCTCATTTCGCAGGGATTTACAATATATCCGGGACGATCACAACATCCTCGACCGTTACCGGAGATTGTGTTTCCAAATCTCATGGTTCATTCATCTCCGGTACGGCCTCCGGATCGACGAGTGTTTCGGGAGCTATTCATTACGCTGGCAACACGAAATATATTTCCGGGACCATCCAAACGGCCACGATCCTCTCCGGGGACATCATTGGCAACTGGAATGATCTGTCCGGGACCATAACCGGGTCCTCCACCGTCTCCGGGGACCTGATCATGAAACCGAATTACAAGTCGATCACTGGGACTATCTCTGCAGGATCGACCGTGTCGGCTGATCTATGGAAACGGGAGAGGGTCAAAATATCCGGTGATCCGATCTATGGGTCCACAGTGGCCACGGCTGATATTGTCGGCAGGTTCCCCGTGACGGTTACCATCCTGACCGGATCGACTGTTTATGGAGACATAAATGCGACGGCCATTTTTGGAGGGACCATTTATACCAGCTCGACCGTTTCTGGACATCTCCGGGCCGTGGTTCCGATCAGTGGGACCATTACCACCGGCTCCAGCATATCGGGCTATCTGCAAAGCATGGGACCGCTCTCAGGGTCCATTTCCGGGTCCACCCTCGCCACAGGGACCATTTCAGCCCGTGGAGAATTGTCTGGAGCCATTACCACGGGGACCAGCACAACAACTCATTTATCTGCTATTGGGTTAATAAGTGGCTCCACCACTGGCCTGAGTGCTGTCACTGGCCACGTACAGTCCAAAGGTCCTGTTTCCGGTACGGTCCTGACCTCGACAACCATCTCAGGGGCCTTGACCGCAAAAACACACGTGGAGAACATTTCAGGGGTCAGTTCAGGGTCCTCGACGGTGTCGGGAAATGTTATCCACAGATATTCCGATTTAGGGGTCAGAATCATAACCGGGACCACCGTCCGAGGTAAACTACAGGCAAAAGTGCCGATTTCCGGCTCCACAGACTCCCACAGCTCCATTTCTGGCACTTTGAAGGGTCGGACGGCTCTCAGTGTCACTGTGGTCACATCGTCCGAAATATCGGCTAATTTGGGGGCGACTGGTATGCTGGGAGGGACTACTGTCAGCCGGTCGATTGTTGAGGGTATTCTGAGAGCTGTCGGGAGGGAATGGAATCCGATTTTCGCTGTTCTTACTGAGGACCGGATAAAATGCAGTATTTTAGAGCCTGAACTGGACGGGCTGATTCGCTGGGAGGAGTTCAGAATGGTCCTACCGGACAAGGATGTTGAGATACTGATAACGGACGAGGCAATCCGGATGTCAGCCACAGAGGACACGGTGGAGGGTATTATTGTAGATGAAGATTCAAATATGGTAATGTAATGGCATTCACGTTTACGTTCATAGCACCGCCACCGAAACCTACGGTTAACAGTGTAACCCTGAACACAGGACAAGGGGAGTTTGCTGCTGGAGATTATATGCTGGCTTTTATTGCTTATGATGGATTTGCTCATAATAGGGAAAATACAATGGTTGGGTGGAGTGAAACTACTTATTATCCGGTTACGCTTGCTCTAAATGACTCTATCACATTTGACGTTTCTGTAACGTCGCCAGCAACTCATTTGTATGTGATTATAAAACCACTTACGACAGGAACAGACTCAGATGGTAGATGGTTGAATGGTTATGGGTGGTCATTATTCCCAGCTCAAAATTTTATAGATACCGCCACACGATTACAGCACGTGTCTGTAATATGGGTATGGCACCCGCTACATTATGAGAGATTTGATATGAAACCTCATGGTTTGGCATTGGATAAAGGAGCGTGGAAGGTGGAGATAAGGCCAGATTCAGATTCAAGTTATTTTTACATAGCTGATTTTGCTAATGCTGTTAGAGGATCAGCAATGATTGAGGGACAGGATTATATTGATATAGGACAATACGGTGTGGCTGCAAATTTAAAAATTGATTTAGCGGACAGTAACTATTCTTTATGCAGGTTTGAGTGGAGAGAGGGATATATTTATTGTTATGCTATTTGGAATAAGGATAGCACAGTTTATTGGCACGGTTATGTAACAAACACAAGAGGAAGGTGTGAGTTGGTAATACCACAAAGTACGTGCGTATATCCGTTATATAGCTACTTCGGAAAGATGGATTGCAATGATTATATGATAAAAGGTTTAAGTGAGGAGTTAGCATATGGTAGGTTTATCTTTGGAGATGATTCAAATATGGTCAACTTCATATTTGATGGTGGATTTGCTTATGAGAATAACCCTTTAGTATTAGCGAAAGGTGGGTATTGGTCTATCATACTACCACCTTCAGGTAGTGCTTCTTTACCGCAAGAGGGTGATTTAATAGATAATGTTCGTTTTGAAAGCCTTACTCTTGCTGTATACTATAATTGGGAGATTAGAAATTCCACGATCTATTTCAAGTATGGTACTTACCATTGGTTGTGTTATCCGGTAAGAAATGTTAACGCTAAATTTGTCAATGTTACTTTCTTTGTGGCAAGCACATATTCGGATGCTAATTGGTTGGACGCTCCGGCAGTTAAAGATTGGATGATGACAAGTATTAATGCGTATATGTACGCTGCTGGGGGTGTTGATAATTTCTGTCGACTTGAACATTATTTTGAGGCAATATTTAATGTTGTGAATAACAATGGAGAACCTATTGATGGTGCAACAATTACGTGTTTAGATAAAGACGAGAATTTAGTGTTTTCTGTTGATACTGGCCCAACTGGAATAATTACCGAGGAGGTTCTTTCATATTATGCAATAAATAAAGAGGATAATGCTGCCGGTTATTTTGCGGTTTCGGCAGATTTTATTGAATTAGGGCCGTTTAGGTTTACTGTAGGGGCTACCGGATATGAAACCGTAACGTATGTTAAAGATTTAATTGAAAAGTCATCAGAAACAATCGTATTAATAGAGTCTATACAAATGACCTATGTATATGCTGAGATTTCAGCTACGGTGATCGAGGACACAATAACAGCAAAAATTTAATGATATGGCACTTGAAAAATTTGACGAACTGAAAAGAGGGGACACTTGGAACCCCACCATTTACCTGTACTCCGACCTCAAAAAAACCGTTCCTTATGATGCGACTGACATGACCTTAAAGTGTCATATCAAGGAACGAATGGAGGAGACGGCTCCAGACATTTTTGTGTTGACCGGGACGTGGACCGATCAGTCGAACGGTGTCGGAAATGTAAACCTGACACACGTCCAGAGTCTACAGCTCAGGATCATGGATTATTATGTTCAATTTAAAATCTATACAACACTCGACAATACAGTGGTGAAAACACCAAAGCAGGGAATTTTGCCGGTGGTAGAGGTACTGGAAAAGGATATAGCTTAAAAAACTCTAAAAAGCCATGGGAAACAAACCTAAATACATTGAGGAGATTGAAAGCCTTGCCAAACAAAATCAACAGGCCATTGCCGAAATTCGAGCGAAAACGATCGAGATGGAACAGTGGCAAAAGGATATGCGTACAGATCAGGATAAAATTCTGATACGTACCGGTGAGATTCACACGGCTCTGATGGGAACTGAATACGATAAGTCAACCACGAACGGACATGGTGGAGGAATTGTTAAACGATTGGGTGTCATTGAGAAATTCTGTGATATGATTGAGCTGTGGAAAGAGAGAATAGTAATACGTGACGCTATTATTTGGATAGTGGTCGGTGGAGCTTTGACGGCAATCTGGTCGCTATTGCTTTCTAACTGGAGTTCAATATTTCACGGGCCAATACCGGGATCATGAAAATCATACTGGATAATGGCCACGGCCATGACACAAGTGGAAAACAATCTCCGAGCTGGAGCCATGGGGAAAAGCTGTTTGAGTATGAGTTCAATAGGGATGTTGTTCAGCAGATAAATGAGCTGCTGACTGCAGAGCAATACGAGACAGAGATTTTGGTCCCGGAGCTGAATGACATTCCGATCAAGGAAAGGGTGGACCGGGCAAATGAGATATTTGCTGCAGAGGAGTGCTTTCTGGTTTCCGTACATGGGAACGCAGCTCCGAACATGAACAACGGACCACACGGGATCGAGACATTCCATTACAGCCTTGCGGGTGGAAAATTGGCTCAGTATTTTCAGGACGAGCTGGTTTCACAACTGGGATGGAAGGATCGGGGAGTCCGGAGGGCCTATCAAAAAATCAAAATCAATCAGGGGACAGCTCAGGAGAAAACGATCACCATTTACAAAATAGCTATCCTGAAATATACTGATATGGTTGCAGTATTGACTGAGAACGGATTTTATACTAACTTCGACCAATGTCAATTAATGATGACACCCGAAATAAGGAGCCAAATCGCTGTCGCACACGTATCAGCGATTAAACAATATTTGTTTAATTTAAACTCATAATTATGAAAAAAATATTGTTGTTTTTGTTTACTGCTATCCTGTACGGGTGTGGGTGTATAGCTCAGATACCTCCTCAATATGTTTACGTGGATTCAAATTGTGTTGGGATTCTGCCGGATTATAAATATCTGGTGGTTGCTGTTGATAATTGTGAAATCGCAAGTCTTACTCAGATACCTGCACCGGGGGTTGAAATAGATCAATCGACAATTGTTGAAATGGTTGCCTATGATGTCGCAGGTAATTTTTCATCGGTGGTTTTCGATGTGGTAATGCTGGACACCCTTGCACCAACAATCATGCTGAATCCTGACTGGCAGGGATATACAGAACAGGAGATTATGGATATGTACCGGACATTTTATGGACACACCCAAATAAAGTTTGCTGATTACAATGCCAAATATGCAGGTGACACCCAAATATTTGTGATTGATTCAATGGAGGTAATTTGGGTGGTTGACACTGTGAAAATATTTCAGAATACCATCCCAATTCCGGACGATATAACGGACATTGATTGGTGGTGGGCTAATACAGATTGACCTCTTATGTTTAACCAAATATTTACATTATGAAAAAAGGAAAAATTGTTCGTTTAATGCTGATCGGAATTGTTATTTCGATTTTGACTGTCCCTTTGCTGTTGCTCGGACAGGACACCCTTATTGTTGACCCGACGGTCCCAGTTCCGGGAGGGCTGACCGATCTGATCAATTATAACCAGTGGTTTGTCGATGTTGGCGCAGTTGCAGGACTAACTCTCTTTTTAACCGGCTTACTACTGACCTATGTGTTTAAGACGGTAACAAAAAGGTGGAGACAGGGTGTTGCAATCGTTATAGCCGTCATTCTGTGTATTGGTTCGGACCTGCTTAACTTTGGATATTTAGCTGAGGCTCCATTACTGACAGCAGGGTTAAATGGTGTGGGTGCCGGATTGATAGCAAACGGGTTCTATGATCAGCCTGAGATTAAGGCATTACTGAAATGGTTGAGGCTTAAACCAAAGGACCCAGCACCCGCATAATGAAAACGTGGGGAAAAATTGTTGTGAGCATTGGGACGGTCGCACTGGTCGTCCTGATGTTTCTCGTTTTTGATTATGGTCGCAAAACCGGCAGCAAGGATGTGGACCGGATCACTGCAGAGTTCCAGTCTTATCGTGACAAGGCTGACAGCATCCTCGCAATTACACCTGACACCATCCGGGACACGGTTATTATTCGGCCTGATCCGGAGGTTAAATGGTATGAACGAATTGTCCATGAACCTGCTGCCGTAGTCGATTATGCAGGGACCTACCTTTACCGTGATTCTCTGGTGAATGAGGAGCTGGCCTTTTACTTGCTCGACTCGATAAATGGAAAAGTGATGTGGAGAAAAATGGGTTACCGTCTGTTCGTACCGAAAGAGGTAACGATAAAGGAGGAGGTAATAAAGGAGGTCCCTGTTTTTGTTGACAAACCCGTTCCAACATATTACGACGGTTTCCGGTTATCCGGAGGGGTCGGAGGAGGATCGGCTTTCGCATACAGTGTGGGAGCTGGTTACTCAAAGGGCCGGAGCCTGTATGGAGTGGAATATTTAAGGTTTGGAGGGACGAATAATTGGATGCTGAGTTATTCGTACTTGATTTATAAACGGAAATAGCATATATTTACAGTCTATCCAAATACGTTCCATTTCTCGGTGACGTTTTGAGGTTAACTTTCTGTACGGGTCCCGGCTGGTTACCGGGACCTTTTTTATTTAGAATCTCTCCAAATTCCAATATAATTAGAAAAATATCTACCAAAATATTTGGACGGTAACGTACTATTTAGTACATTTACTATAGAAAGTTAACCAACCAACCACCACCATGAGCGATTTAGCTGCCACGATCCTTTCCCACTCGGAGTTGTTTCTGAGGGTATTAATAACCATTGTTTCAAATTTACCGATATGAAAAAAGTTCACGAAACCGAAACCGAAGTTACCTTCCACAGAGGAGGAGACACTTTCAACTGGACCTATTACAAAACCAGAGAGGCTGCTGCTGAGGCAGCGAGAGAGAAATGCGAGAGCTGGGGTTCTAATCTGGTTTATCTGGGGTCCTCTCCCGTGACCATAAATGGAGAGACTTATTATGAAAATATGTTTAACGTTTGGAATTAACAAAAACCACCATGACAGAGAAAGACATGATTCAGTATTTACGCACCATTAACGGTGTGTTGACCGACACTCAATTAACTCCCTATCGACGAGCTGCTATCGTCATTTCGATGAACAGAGACATGATTCACAAAATCAAAGTAAACCTATAAACCATGGCAACAATTAAAGTATGCGACAGATGCGGAGCAACGGACGGGAATTTTGCAAAGGACGGGAGCGTTCGAGGCTTTCGCTGGATGGGACTCATGGACCGTCACCATTACAAACATGAAATGCAGATCAAAGCAGACCTCTGTGTGAACTGTAATACAGAGATTACCGAAATGATCAACAAATTCCTTAACCTCTCATAAAATGGCACGAACAGATTACACAATTCCGGTTAAAATCCGGATCGAGACGGGCCGGTATAAATACGGCTATGTAAAATCCCTGACTCCGGATGAAAGGGGAAACCTCCGGATCATGTACGGAAAAGACGGCAAACTCAGCAGCAGGGCTGCAGAGGGAGTCATTCACGAACCACTGGGATTTGAACCAATGCGAAAATAATTGGAAAATAATGTCCAAAACATTTGGTGGTTTAAATACTATTTAGTACATTTGTTATAGAGAGTTAACCAAAACCACAGATCATGAGAACAACAGCAGCATTTTGCGCCAAAGCAGTTCGGACCGAGTTGAAAAAGGCTTTCCCGACTGTCAAGTTCAGTGTTACCTCTGAGAATTTCAGTATGGGAGACGCTGTTCGGGTTGAATGGACCGACGGACCAACCTTGGACCGGGTCAAGGAACTTACTTGGAAATATGAGTATGGCCATTTCGATGGGATGAACGACATCTATGAAATATCCAACAGACGGGACGACATACCTCAGACCAAGTATTTGACCCATACCAGAAATGCCAGTGACCAGACCGAGAGGTTCCTGAAAGACTGGGTCAGCAAAAATTTCTCCCTGAACCATGTTGAGGAGTGGAAGTGGGAAATGGAGAGAAACCGTTTTTACCGGGCTGAGTTCGATAGTTTGAATATGCCTGAGAGAATGTTCGAGGCTTAAAACCGGAAACCATGAAAAAAGAAGTGAAATCCACCAAAGAGCTGAAAGAGCTGTTCCCTGAGCTGTCCCGCACCAACCATTTTAAAAGGAGGCTGGACGAGGTTTTCGAGAAAGGGATCACCTTTGAAATCCACATAGCGGACAAACCCTTTCATGCGTTTACCGCTAAGGATGGGAAAATGTTCAAGTGTTCGATTGGCCGGAATGGTAGGTCGTTCGGATTCAAAAGGGCCTATGTCACAAACAACCGGACCAGAACCCTTGCAGAAATTCAGGCGAATCCTGAGAATTACCGAGATGTCGGTGACAAGTGGGCTTGTAAGCAAAAAGATTTAGAAACCGGAGAATGGGTTGAGGAGTTCCGGGTGACCACCCAAATTGTGAACGACACCAACTGGTCTGAGCTGTGTGTGAACGCTGGGAAACTGATCAGCGAGGAGCTGGTTGAGGTTGAGTGCTGTGGGAAATGCAATGGGACCGGCTATATTCCCGGATTTGCTCATGTGGCTGAGGGAGTGTGTTTCGATTGCATGGGATTAGGAAAGTGGTTTATTGTGAAAAAAGAGAAAGTTTAACCTTAAAAATCATACCGATGAATTATGTAACAACAGTCTATGACTCCAAGCGGGGTTGTGGCTACAGGAAAAAAGGAGGTCTGTACCTCATGAGCGGAGAGTATTTCAAAGAGTGTGGAAAACTCCCGATACCGTTAACCGTGTGTCCGTGTTGCGGTCATGGCATTAAACCCGCACGTGGCTGGACATGGGTAACCTCTGAGCTGATTATGAACGCTGAGTGCCGGAGTCCAAAATCAGATTGCAATATGTGTCACCCACTGGGAAACATTCAGAACCAGTATTACCGGTTCGGTCTGCTGTGGGTCGGTGAAAAGTTCTACAAAACACCGCATGATTTCATGAGGGAATCCAATGCTCAGGGAATCTCCCGGAGGATCAGCGCAATTCCGAACGATTTCGAGCTGGACAGGACCGGGGACGACCTGTTTGCCACATGGGTCCTGTTGGCTCATAGAAAGGCCATTTATGAACCGGCCAGCGATTTTGCGGACGAGGATGGGTTCGTTTCTGGCATTTTCTGTGTGTTCAAACCCACCCGGATCGAATATGTGGTCAAAGGAGACGAGACAGAGGAGGAGCTGGAGAGACTTATCGCCCGTGGTGTTACTCCCGTACACGTGGAGCTGAAAGAGGCTCAAATGGAGCTGGGAGAGGCTGAATAGGGTGGTTTTTGGTTGACCGGAGGGAGGACTGTGGTGGACCTCCCTCTTTTTTTCTGAAAAAACATCTAAAATATTTGGTAGAATAAATACTATTTAGTACATTTGTTATAGAGAGTTAACTAAAACCAACACCATGAACATTTTAACAGAAAAACTGAGGTCCGAGACCGAATCTCTGAGAGTCCAGTATGTCGAGAAAATGGCAGAGTGGGCCGTCCGGGAGTATGAGCGGGCTGTCGAAAAAAAGAGTTGGTCTGCGAAAGAGTGGGCCGAGCGTTACGGGGTTGAGGCCGTTTGGGTTGAGGCCAGTTATATGAGCAGCAAGGGGTTCTGGTCCTTTCCCCGTGGGTTCCACAACAGCCGGACCGCTGTTAAGTATGAGCGGGAGAAAAACGACGCTTACCGGATAGCGGGAATGGGCCGGGAGGCTTATGTCGAGAAAATGAAAAAGGCTGCGAATGAGCATTACGAGCAGTCGATTGAAAAGCTGTCAGCTCGGCTGGAGAAAAAGGGGCTGAACACCGAGAGGCTGGAAATGAAAACCAGTCATATCGGAGTAAACATCGAGACCGCTATCACTGACGGGGAGAAAATGGTTCGGGCCTTTACGATTGTGGCCAGTGGACCAGTTCAGAGACCACATTACAGGTATTTAATCAAGTAAGTTAACCAGACCGGCCTCCGGGCCGGTCATAAAACCAACCAATATGGATATATTTAATAGACAGTGGATTATTGAGAACGCTCTGGACGAGGTTCAAAATTACGAAAAAGGGGTGTTGACCCTCAGAGGGCTACATTACCGGCTGGTAAGCCGTGGAATGACCAACACCACAGTCCACTATAAAAGAGTAATTGCAGCCATGACTCAGGCCCGTTGGGATAATTTGGTCGATTTCGACGTTTTCTCAGATAATGACCGGGCTATGTTGGGAGAAACACAAGCAGGAAAAACCTCCCTCTCCGCAAAAATTCGACAGGCAAAGGAACAGGTTGAGGCATGGATGACATCGTATTACAAAAATCGCTGGGAAAATCAGGACTATTACCCGGAGGTATTCATTGAGAAAAAGGCCCTGCAAGGTGTTTTCGATAGCATATGCAGGAAAAACGGTGTTGGCCTTGGTGCCTGTAAAGGTTATCCATCTCTGACATTTTTAAACGACACCTATGAGCGTTTGAGAATTGCATCAGCAGCAGGTAAATTCCCGATCCTGCTTTATTTTGGAGACTATGATCCGAGCGGAGAGGATATTCCCCGATCCATCGG